ATGAACCCGATCTCCGAGTTGCCAACCGAGAAGATGTCCCCGGGAACTCCGGACTTCAGCGGGTTCATGTTCGTCACACGTACGCGAACCAGGCGCAACGCCGCTTGCCGGCGCTTCATGCGAATGTCGGCCGCAGTTTCACTTTGGCCAACCGTCCGCGTGGGCTCATCGGCGATGGCGTCATACGCCTCGAACGCTTCGAATTCTTCGTCGGACAGGCCCTGGGGCGCCGGATCACTGGGGTCGGATTCCAGTTTCTCCTGGATCTTGGCCTTCAGCTTCTCGATACCAATGTTGGCGCCGTACTTGACCCCGATCAGGTCAGCGCGTTGCTTCAGCAGCGCGAGCTCATCGATCGTTTCGACTGCCTCATCCATTGACGTATCGTTGCTTGCCTGTTCCATGCTCATCTCGTCTTTGTCGCTCATCTTGATCTCCTTGTCCTTGTGAGTGTCGGACGACTGTGGGTTAGAAGCAGGGTAGCCCCGGGGTGTTACCCCCGGGGCCATTGGCCTGCTGTTGGTGATTAGACGCGGGCAACGGTCTTGATCAGGCCGATGCGCTCGGGACGGAGAGCCATGAAGCCGTAGTACCACTTGATCGACATGAAGCCGGTCTCGCCGTACGGGTCATTGGCATAGGACTCCGGGGAACCCGGCTTCGCATGCTTGATGACGAACTTCACGCTGTTGCCGCTGGTCTGGAAACCGATGGTGGTGAACGAACCGTCGCCGACAACCAGCATCGGGAACACGTCGTACTTACCAGCGGTCGCGCGGTAGCCGAGGTTGGTGCCCTCGTTGGCGCCCGCGGCAGCCCAGTGCATCATCTCCGGAACCACCACGATACGGAAGGGACCGACCGAGCCGATCTCGCCGTTGAGGATGGTGCCGGCATCGGCGTAGTGCTGAATGCCGATGAACGCCTGGGCACTGAAATAATCGGTCATGCGCTCGAGGGTTTCGGTCAGTTCCGAACCAACGAACATCACGCGGCCGCCGCGGATAACGCGGGTGTCGACCATGCGGGAACCGGAGATCACCTTGGTGGTCTTCGGGCAGCGGTTGTTGTCCAGCTCCACCGACAGACGGGACAGGTCGCCGTAGGTGACGACAGTCGCGGTGCCAGCGCCGGTCAGGGCGCCCGTGGAAGTTGCGCCGCCAGCGTAGAGAACCACGCCGGCCGCATTGAGCAGATCGATCTGCAGGAGGTCTTCCGTGATCTCGTTGGCGCCGAAGATCATCTCCCGGTTGATGTGCATCTCGAGCTCGGCGTCGGTGTCGAAGTCGATCGATTCCTGGGTGTAGTCGGAATAGAAGCCGTACTTCTTCAGCGTGCCTTCGAGTTCGATGCGGGTGAAGCCAACGCGGTTGACTTTGCCGCCGACCTCGGACAGGACCGGCATTTTGCCCGGGATCGCGCCGATGTCTTTGCTCGAACCGTAGAGGTTGCCGAACTGGGGAACGCCGATGGAATCCATGGCCGGAGCAGTGGCGATGGTGTTACCGGCGAGATCCTTGAAGCGGTACCCCAGGTTGTACGCCGAACCGGCACCGGTGGTGACGATCATGGCGAACTTGGCGTCGTCATCAGCGCCAGCCGGGGTGAGGCCAGGACCGCCAGCAGCAGCGATCTGAGCGGCCCAGTTGAGCACTTTGGCGCGGACATCATCGGAAGCCGCAGCACCGTTGGCGCCTTCGCCGACGAAGCGGAACGCTTTGCCGAACGGAATGCCGTGGATCCGGCGGATCGGCGGGATGGTACCATCCGACATGGTCACGACGAGGGTGACCTTCATCGCGGTCGAGGCGCCCAGGGTGTCGATGCCCTGGTCGTTGATGTTGGCGTCATCCAGCATCGGAACGTACTGGTAGCGCTTGATCTTCTTGCCCATGTTCTTGGGCATGGCGGTCGTGTCGGCCAGCTGGCCAAAGAACACGTCCTTTTTGGCCTCGATCAGGGCCTGCTTGATGAGATGATCAGTACGTAGCTGAGTACCGATGTCGGACTTTGTCCCGCCTGCGGGATCGTTATACATCTGGGGCATGGCTGATATTCTCCCTGAACACCGGTCAGATGTTCAATTTGTTGAGTTTGAGGAATTCCTCGTCGGACATCGTCAGCGGGTTGTAATCGGTCTTACCGGTACTGGACCCGGGGCTATGCCGTGAGGGGCTAGCGGCCTTTTTACGGGCAGCGCGCTCAGCGTCCGTTTCGGTACCTTTGTCGGTGTTGCTGGCATCGTCTGATTTGGCTGCCGGAGAGTTCTGGGCCCCAGTGGCACGTTTGAACAGATTGTTCTCGTGCATGTGAGCACCAACTCGCTGATAGGCCTCAAAATCACTGATACCGGTCAATTTACCCAGGCGCCGTTCGTACGCTACAGCTTCCGCTACCTGGTCGAAAACGCCTGACTCCATGTGCTGGTTGATGATCTTAATGATCTTCGGATCCTGGGCCAGGGCTTGTCGACTTGCTGCGTCCCACTCGTTGCCCAGCACATTGAGAGTCCGGTTGTATTCGGGAGAAGTGCTGATTGAATCCAGGATCTCGTCGAGTACCAGCTCTGTGTCGCTGACCGAGCGTTGCTTTGGAACATAATTGGTTGTCTCATCCAAGTCAATATCTCTCGGATTGAGTTTGCTATCTTTAAGCAGCTGAGCAATTGCTTCAGGCTTCTGCTGATGCAGATCAATCAGGTAGTTCAGCTTATTGGGATCCATCAATCCATGGTTCTCAAGAAGCTTGAGTGTTTTCAATGCCGGCTTGAGGCCGGTCATTTTTTTGTGGTAGTTGGCGCCCATTTGCATCAGCTGGATCGCATCATCAGCTGACTTCATTTTAATGGGCACACCATTGGCCTTGAACTCAGACAGGATCTGCCGGCCAATCGCAGCGAACTGTGCTTCCGTCAGTTCACCAGATTGGGTTTCCTCACCAGCCGGCTTTTGATCTTTGTCTTTGCTCAGATCCTTGTTCGAATCCGCGGTATCCCCGGCGGATGCTTTATCTTTGGCGGCAGCGGTAGCAGCATCGGCAGCGGCTTTGGCCGCGTCATCTCCGCCCTTGTCATCATCGCCGCCGGCACCAGCATCATCACCAGCGCCATCACCATCAGTGCCTTGGTCGCCATCACCTTGGTCATCATCATCATCATTCCCCCCGGCGTCTGTCGACGCGGCTTGTGTCCCGGGGCTCGAGTCGAAGGCCGAGGGGCCCATGTTCAGGAACTCCTCGTCCGACATATCCAGCGGGTTGACCGCTTTATCGTCCGGATTACGCATTGGTCAGATCCTCCGCCAGGATGTCCTCACGGGTCTGCTCATCAGCTTCCAAAGCGGCCTGAGCATTGCGGCCTTCCGTGTAGATGGCGATCAGGAACTGGCGGAAGTTACCGATGGCGCCAATCTGCGCGTCCAACAGCTTCTGCTGCTTCTCGTCCTGCAGACTTGGGTGAGCTTTCAGCATCACCTGGCGAATCGCGTGCGACTCCATGAAGCCCTTCTCGATGAGCTCAACGAAGTCCGGATTCTGCTGCAGGCGTTCCAACGCTTCCATCCGAGCAATCAACTTCTTGGCCTGGGCAATGCTCAGCTCCAGGGACTCTAGATCAACTTCACGTTCAGTCTGACTCATTGTGCTTCTCCTTTGTGTCCTCGGCCGTATCTGTCCGGCTCGAGTTATAGTGGGCGCTGAGCGCCATGATTATGCTTTCGCAGCCTCTTTGGTCTGCTGCTTGATCGATTCACGAAGCAGGGCTGCATTATCTTTCTGTTGCTGCTTCTGCAGCTCTTGCGCATGCTTAACGCCGTCCGCTTCCTGCAGGTAGTCGAGATCCGCACGATCGGCTTCCGCCACGTGTTTCTGTGCTTTGGCTCCGGCCTCGCCGGCCTTGGCTATGTTGAGGTCAGCCTGACTGGCATCACGCATTCCGCGGCCGCCGGCAGCTTCAGCTTCAGCCAGATGCTTCTGAGCCAACGCAGCTTCCTTTTGAATCTGCGCATCCAAGAGCTCAATCTCTTTCTGGGCCTTGGCTTGGGCCAACGGATCCGGCTGCGGCTGGAACTGTTCGATCCGTTCAGCCAGCTCCGGCATCTTGCGCAGACGCGCGATATCCGCCCAGATCATCTTGGAGAATTCCAGGTCCATATTTGGCCCGGCCGTTTGCAGCATGAACGCCAGCTCTTCAGCTTTGGCTGCATCTTCCTCCGCGGTCGAGATGGCCAGGCGCAGATCAAAGTTGCCGGCCAGATCATCCCGGCGAACCTGAATGAACTTCGAGTCCGTAACTCGAATGACTTCTTCCTCGGAGAGGAATTCAGCGTTCATCGCAATGATCTTGCGGCCGACTTCTAAGATGCCTTGAGCCAGGCGCCGAAGGATTCCAAGTTCGCGTTTGGCCGCGGCGTCCAGGGCCCGGCGAGCATTGGAGGCAACTGAACCCAGGGCCTGAGAATTGATGCCCGAGCTGTAGGCCTTGACGCCCGTCAAGCTCTCGGCTTCAGTGCTCTGCACCGACAGCATGTCGAAGACCGACCGCGGGATCTCTGGGTACTTGTGCTGGTACACACCATGGCCCGGGTCGACACCGGCATTGAATTCGTAATCCATGCCCTTCTTGAAGAGGCGCTTGTTGGTTACGTCGAGCATGTCTTTGCGCATGCCGGTCTGACTGTTTGCCGATTTAGCCAACAGGTCGATCGCGCCACGGGTGATCGCGCCCATGATGTCCTGGTTGTCTTTCAGGAGCTCGCCGTCCGGCTCACCGAAGACGGATCCACGAACAGGCATGTAGACCGCTTTAACAAACGGCGGCCGGCGATCGGGGAACGGATTCAATTCTTTCCGAATGCACACATCGCCGACCCAAGCACAAACGATTTGTTTGGTCATGCCGTCGCCGTCGACATCCCACTCGCCCCAATACACATGGACCGTAAATTTTTTCCGCGGTTTGTCTTTGAATCCAAACGACTGCTGGTCCACCGGGATCGCTTCGTCCGGCTCGAGATACGGGGACGAGATCGCGTCGATGTTGAGCAGATCCAGATTCCTGTACCGGCCATCCTTCTTCAGCTCGGCCAGTGAAGCTTTGAACTTCTCACCAATGAACGTGGCTTTTTTGATGTCGCCGCCACAGGACGGAT